TCTTGACGAATTACCGTTTTAGTAGATTCTAAATTCATAACTGTTTGCTCTGGTTTAATTGAGGGGATTTGTTTATTTTCTTTCACAGACCATTGAACATCTTTAACCCTTGGAAGATTTTTCCACTCCACTCTCCCCCTAGAATAGCATTTAATATCAGCAACATTAAAATATTTAAGATGTTTACTTTTTTCCTCTGGAGTATATCCATTGGGGGTAACAATATTGAACATATGATAATCACAATCAGCATTATCCCACCTTAATACATAAGCAATTGAACGGATTGCTAATCCAGCGATTACTCCATCAATATCTATATCAATAGAACCACAATTGAAACACTTACCATCATTATATATTATATTACTGGTTCGGTTATCCATTATCCTATAATCCCCACCAACATTTCTCATTGTGAAATTCTTTTTTATAATTGCGTTGGGAATTACACATACTCTTAAGTCTTTTTTATCTTTCATATTTTTAATTTTTAATAACTAGTGATGATCACTCACACCCCAAATATCTCACAAAATTTTCGATTGTCAACGCCAAAAATTCATAATCCGTTAAGTGTAAATCCCACAATCTACACAAAGCAACGTTAAGCAACGGAAAGCAACACTAGGCAACAGAGGACCACAATAATTTAATTTTCAAAAGGCCAGATTTTCCACAAAATGAGTGTTTTTTAATAAATTGGGGGGCAATCTCATCAAGTTTACAGAATACACACAGTTCATTAAAGTCTTTAAACTTCTTAAACTTATCGGGCCAAATAAAGACACATTCTCCCTGCTCAAGCAACACTAAAGTCTTTGCTCTTGATGCTTTATCAATCCATTGGTTATCCAGAACCCAAATCTTCTTAAAGAACTTTAATTCCTCCAATTGTTCCAACTGAATCGGCGTAAACTTGTGATGCCCTTCATTGATACCCGCCACAGCCACTCCATTTCGCACGAAACAGGCATCCAGCGGTCCTTCAAAGATAAAAACGTCATCTAGTGAGGGATCAATCCTTTCGATCCCGAAAATCGATTTATCCGAACCGAATTTTGTCAAATAATTCGGTTTTTCATCCCATGCGAATATTCTTCTTGATTGATAATGTATAAAGTTTCCCGAAGTATCAAGAAAGGGTATGACCAGTCTGTTTTTATGGGTATAATCTCTTAGAGAGATATAAAATGCACTCGGTTTATTAACCGCAGTATTCAAACGTCTTCCCTTTATATAAGACAAAGCAGTTTGAACCAAGTGATTAGTCTTATAGAATGATAATTGATTATCATCAAATAAATTTATACAATCTTCTGGTAAGGATGGTTGTTTCTTTGATAATTTAGGAATATCAAAATCCAATTCAACAGATACTTGATTGTCTCCAATATCTTTTCTAAGTTCTTCATCCGTCATACCGGAAACTTTTCGTATCCAGCTATAAGGTTTCAAACTCTCCCCACAATTATGACAAAATATATTGTCATTTTCTGGTATGTAGAAACATCTTTTCTTTCTACCCCAACTTTTACCCTCCTTACATAAGGGACAACAGGAATTATAAGTGTTATTATATTTGTTATAACTTACCTTATATCCTAATTCGTAAAACTTCGCTATAACGTAATCTGTTGAAAGATCAAAGGATATCTTTGTTTTCTTTAAACTTGGCATCGACAACTTTGCGAACTTCTTTCGGAACTCTTTCGACATACTCTATAATACCATTATTAACCCCAAATTCAAATTTATCAATCGGAACCCATACATTTTCCATCGTCGGAGACGATAAAAATCCATACTGATGATTATTCTTATCAATGTAGATTAACATCTTACCAACATGAACTCCTGTTTGACACGCATAAGTGTCCCCAAGTCTAATTCTTTTCTTCCAAAACATAATTATACAATACGAGTATTCATAAATCTTCCAATTTCTTCCATGAAAGCATTATCTAAAGCGGACTTCTCCATTTTTTCTTTATATACCGTCATGTTAATTGGATTTCCATCTAAATCATAACCTATAAGTTTAAAACATGATAAGAATTCACCAATAGTTCCAATTAAAGCATTGTTAAGCTCATTTTTCTTCGGTAACTTACGTTTTTCCTTGATCTGTATGGTCAAAGCTTCCTTGAGAATGTTTTTTATTTCATCATCACTGAATTCTTTGAAGTCTGGTTGTTCTGGATTAGCATCCATACAACTATTTAATCTTCTTTATCGGAAATACTATCAGTTTTAATATAAACGTTCTCGTCTTGCTTTTGTGGAACTCCTTTTTCAATTAAAGTAGTAACAACTACTTCCATTGACTGTGTTCTTAGATTATAATTCTTGGTGAACTTATTTCCCCCATCATTAAATTCAAATTGAACATCCCCCGGTCCTTCCTTGTTAACATAACAAGTGATAATCAGAGAATGTCCACCGGGATCAACCATAATGGTCCACTTTCTGGGATCATGAATAGGATAATCCTTGAATAATCTTATTGCTATGAACCCGCTATCTCTTAGTCTATTTAGGAAATATCCACCTGTTGTTACGTTGTTTTTACTTTTCATGATTTGGAAACTCCTTCTAAAAAATTTGCAGCTAATCTTAGAGACATAGCCAATCCCGCCCTGTTGTAAAATTCTTCTAAGTTATTATCTAACTTAGATTTTATAGCTTCTGTGTCAAATTTACTAGCAGCATCATGTAATTCTATACTGATTTCTTCCTTTGTATATTTTTTATTCTCCACAACAGACAATTCTGATAAATTCGCAGTGAAACTATCAATCCAATCATGACAAGATTTATAAACTTGACATGCATCACTATCATGATAACTTCCATGCCAAGTTTTGATTGATTGTTTACATTTGGGACACTTATCCCATGTTTCATCATGTATGCTCATATTATTTGGTAAGTGAACTTAGAATATAATTTAACTCAGTGTTTCCATTTTTCAAGGTAATGTTTCCAATACCCATCTTATTAATCTTGAATGTGAACTCTTTAGAATCCCCAAATGATAATAATTGAATGTTATCCAGATTTAAAATGAATTCATCCATTTCAAAATCAACATCGTCCCCCTCAACAGTCAGAACATCAGTGTTCATCATGGTTTTGTCTCCAAGGGACCAATACAACTTATCATCTTCTGTAAAGATGTATAATTTATTAGTGTCTTTAAAAATTGAAGATTGTTTTAACAATGAAGTTAAAAACGCTTTGGATACTTCAAACTCATATTCATATTGAAGACTTTCAATCTTGGATAATGTTAGCTTCGGAGCTACCAAAATTCCATCACCATATAAGTGATACTTGAACTTGACTTTATTACCTTTATATTCCAAATTATTGGAATTAAGATCGAATTCAACTTCCTTATCGGAAACCAAATCCAATGCTTTGGATAATTTCTTAACGGATGGAAGATTCAAAGTCTGATCAATATCAGAACTCCATTTTAAGGTTGACCATAAAAACATACTGCGATCTTCGGATGAAGATATGGCATAGATTTTATCATCCTTTAAATTTAAAATCGCAGTATCGCTTACTTTTGATAATCCCTCAAGAAAATTCTTAAGATCCTCCTTATTAAATTTGATTTTTGACATGTTTCTGCTTTGGGACAGTATCCCCCTTTTCTAGTAATTCAATAACCTTTGTTATTTTTCTAGAAATTTCTTTTAATAAAGTGTTGGTTTCGTCCTGTTTGGATGCATTAAATGAAAACTCTAATTGGTCCCCCTCTATTGGAGTTGGAAACTGTGGCATATTTGGAGCGGGTCCATTAGGATAAGGTATAAATGAAGCGGTTCCCATTGTTAAGTCGGGTTGATCTAATGGAACTGCTGGTGGAACATACATAGGCTGAGGACGAACAACAGAGGCTTGAGCAAGTCGTTGTGCTTGCTCAAGCCCTTGTTTGATATTCATACTACCATACTCGGAATGTGCTCCCGGTATGGGGTTAGACGAGGTATACTTCTCAATCACTCTGGATTCTTGATATATCGGACCAGCGAATGCTGCCAAAGCAGCAAAATCATCTGGTGACATTGGTGGTATTTCGCCAGTATCGTGCATATTAATTAGTTATTTGGTTTAAATTGGTGAATCTTTTTAATTTAGCCTGTCTCATTTTTTCTTTTGATTCCTCGGATCTCTTCTTTCCTAAATTAGCTAGTCGTCGTTTTTCTATATGTTCTTTGGAATGTTTCCTGCCTAAATTTGATTGTCTTATTTTCTCCATATGTTCTTCTGATGGTGGATTGGCTAATCTAGCCCGTCTCATTTTTTCTTTTGATTCTTCAGAAAACTTCCGACCTATACTCGACAGTCTAATTTTTTCTTTAGTATCATCAGATCTAGGTTTTCCCAACCTAGAATGTAAAAGTCTTTCTTTGTGGTGGTTAGAAAGAACTTTACCCCTATTAGAATTTCCAATATTTCTTTTATGTTCATCTGTTAATGGAATTCCTGTTAAATCTGTCGAATATGCACATAAATTATAACCATGCTCGATATTATTAGAATTATTTAATTCTATATAATATGCTTCTCTATCTAAAAGATGTTTATTATTTTTCAATTTATCAAAATTTTCAAACACTTCTAATATTTCAACTTTAAACGAATTCCACCCATATTTTAAAATGGCATTCTTTAAAAGTTTACCGGCATTTTTACCACACCTTTTATGTTGAGCAAGTCTGGTTTTAATACAGACAGACTTACCCACATATATTTTTCCGTTATTTATACAAGTCAATTTATAAATTCCAGCATTTTTTGGATATTTAGATTCATCGTTCACTCATTTATTTAGTCAGTGAGAACAAATTTATTCAATATCTAGTTCAGCCAATAGATCGTCAACATCTGGATCAGACTTGTCGGTATCATGGAACATTGGAATGTCATCATTGGGATCTTCCTCGACAACCTTTTTCTTAGCTTCCTTTTTGGCGACTTCTTTCTTAGGTGCTACTTCCTTCTTAAGCAAAGATTTCTTTTCCGTCTTAACAGAAACGTCATCACCTTCAGTATAGAAGTGTTCATCCAATAGATTTTGAAGTTCCTCAAATGTCTTAACTGGATATAATTGAGACAGATCTAATGGGTTATTATAAATTTCATCAATTTCATCATCATCCAAATTCAATTTGGTTTTGGATGTGAAGTATGATTTCTTATAAGTGGTATAGATACCTTGTTCATCTGCAACGATTTTAAAATCACACCCATCGTTGGATAGATCGAATATCGCAGCACCGAATTCATCAGCACGATTACCAGACATTGCATCATCTACAATTTCCTTAAGTTGTGGACCCATGTTCAAAATTTGAACCTGACCATTTAACTCCGAGTTAAATGGATTATCAATCCAATAGGCTTTAACAAGCCAACCCTCGCGTTCCTTGATAGGATTTTCGAACTTTTCGTCCTTAGCTGGGCCAGCATCTTTCCACTCCTTGTAGAGCTTCCATCTTGCTTCATTGATCGGATCACGCTCCCCGAATGACTTCAAGGATATTGCGGACACGAACGAACCATCTTTTTTAGAGGTCCAACTATTTACATAATGATGGAAGAATGTTTTATCATCCTCGTTTTCAATTCCTTCAACATCTGGAATCAACCTAATTGTGTAGGTATGTCCTGCTGGGAACTTCATTATGTTTGAGAAAGAACCACCTGATGTTCTTTCGGTTTTCTTTAACGCATCCTTGATTTTATCAAACATGCTTGCATTATATTTTTTAGCCATATTTTTAGTTTAGTTTAGTTTAGTTTATTTTCCGAAAGTAGCTACAATACCCAGAGCAATAAGAGCAATAACCATGCCCACAAGTAATACAGCTAACCAAATAGCTAATGGAATCCAAAGTGGGCATAATACCCAAATCCAACTCCATGATGCCACGGCGGTTAATCCAAATAGTTTAAGAAGTATAAAAATTATAGTCAATAGACCACAAAATCCAATACCCCCCGATTGTGTTGCAATTACATTTTTACTCATATTAGTTTTTTTCAGTTAGTTTCGTTTCTAGTTTTCCTTTGCTTGTTTCGCAAACTCTTTCATTTTCTTCGAAGCGAAAAATTTATTCTTTGTTATTTGAAATGTCTGATAAAAATCAGGAAATACAAATTCCAATATTCTGGATTCTACCTTCGGTTTTTTGAATGTCAATGCATGAAGTGTGTAATAATTGATTTTATGTGTTTTCAAATGCTCCACAAAACATGGCATCGTTCCTTCTATATTTAACTCATAATCCGATAATTGCAAGTTGTTTTCTATACAATATCGGATCACAAATTTCAAACTATCAGCTAGTCTCCTAAGACTATCGGGAGAATCTGGATCTTGGATTTCCAGTTGTTTCACATAATCAGTATAGCACTTGATGGCTTTCTGTTTAGTGTAAAACTCCAATGAATAATATTCATAATCTGGATAAATTTTATGAGGGGCCATGAAGAAATCCTCTTGAATTAGATTGGGATAACTGTTGAATAGCTTTTCTAATTTCTCCAATGCCATCACTTTATCCCCCTCTAAATTGGTGAAGTCCTTTTTGATCTTGAAAGCTTCACCTTTCGCTTTTCTAGAGGAAACTAGATGGTTATTATAAATTTGTTTTTGAAATTCACTTATCATTAAAATCTTTCAAATTCTGTTTTCTATCAAAATATAGAACCATTTCTTCTAATTGTTTTCCAATATATTCAACAATAAAATCACCTTTCCCGAAATCGGAATTCCTATACTCTTTATCAAAGTTGATAAAATAATCAATACCTTCATCCGATATTGGAATGTCTTCTAATTTGGAATCATACGAAAATTTAATTTCATCTAAATAATTATCATATATGGTGTCTAATACCTTACATTTATGCTCTACTTCAGTTTTAAATTCTGGATATCTACTCAATAAAGCTATCTGTATATTTTTAGTAATCATTTTATTTATTTTTTAATACTTCTTGTCCAGCGTGTCACATACTTACTTTTTGCAATACTTGGATCAAATTCTAAAAACACTTTAACAAGCTCGAAGTCAGTGTCAAGATCCAGAATCTCCTTAAACACGGTTTTTAATTTTTCACTTTGAAGTGTTTGAATGAAAACATTTTGAATTGAAAGCTTTTTACCTTTCAGGTTCATTACAAATGTGCAGAAGCATAGAAACAAGTGATTTGATTCTTCTTCAATAAGGTTGTGGGAGGGATCTATCATATTTTATTATCGGTGAAATAACATTTGATGTTATTAAATTTAAAGTCACTATCTATATCAGATGTTCCCAACATAAATTTCCCATGGTTTATTCTAGAGTAATATTTGTTATACATTTCAGCGTAATCCCCACTGTTATCATATAACACAATATCAAAAAACCCATCGGTTTCTTTACCACCATGTTTATCCGCCCACCCAAAATATACCCCATTTGATATACCATTATTATTTTTCAAATAAATTTCTTGAAAGTAACCAGCTAATTTATAATTAGTTGAAACATGTAATACATTTGTATTTTTTGTTTTGTTTAAAAATGCGGCTAAAGTTATTAATAACGTCGATACTCCCATTTGTCTTCCAAGTGTAACTATACCATAATCCTTCGTATACCACGAATACATAAGTTTTTGATTTTCATTAATTGAAAATCCATTAAACTTCTCGAAGAACTCATAAAACTCTTCCTTCCCCGTCTTTGGTTTGATTATATTCATCACCTCGGACTTTAGAGTTACCCCCAATAGTGCCGATGATGCTAATAATCCTGTTAAAAATGATCGTCTTTTCATAAGTTATATAGTTTTTTAATTGATTCTCCTAAATTTTTCCAATCTTCATCAAATGATGATTTAGTTTATCGACGGTTTTTTCAGGGGAAATGAAATTTAATATGAGAGTAAATTTTTTTCCAGACCTTAAAGTAATTTCATAAACATCTTCATTTCCCTCAAGAGTGGAAGAATTATCTTTAACTTTCTGAAAATCCTCCAGTAAGAAATCAGATTTAAATCCCATATAATCACTATAAAAAAATCTATCCCAATCAAAATCATCAATTTTTGATTCGTCTAATTGTAGAAAATCTTCTCGATACATATCGAGATATAATTCCTCAATAATTTTTTTATCAATCTGTTTCATCTCAATAAAACTGCGTCTTGTATAACTTTCCAATTTTCACCTGAAGTATTTTCTAGATACGCTACGAATCCAATAGATTTTCCAATTTCTTCAAGCTTACCAAGCTGTTCTTCAACTGAAGCATTCACCATCCATCTATATTTTATACCATCCACAATAGAATAATAATTAACTATCTCATCTCTTGTTCCCGCCACCATTTTATATTCTGTTATCATAACTGTATCTGTATTAATTTTTGTGTAAAATCCATGAACTTCTGAGTGATCTTTCCACCACTTGCCCATTCGCCCCCACCACCATTACAAAGATTTTCAGCCATGAATGAAATATTCGCTATCGAACCTTCCGGTTTTCTAAATGAAACGAACTGTGTGTCGGGATTCACAACGATAATGACATCCTTTTTATGGTTGTCAATCAGTTTTTTAGCTATTTCGTTCACCGGAAGCTTGGAAAACGTTGCGATCACTGACCATTCCTTAAATTCTCCTTCATAAATTTCCAACTTCTCGTATTCTTCATTAATAGCATCGAAAAATGCTTCCGCTAATTCCATTTCCTTATCAGTAAGGCCATCATAGCCATTCCAGAATCTATTTACAAATGTTTTGAATCGATTATATTTTGTATTTCTATAAAGACCATTAAGATACTCAGATTCCTTATGTTTTAAAGAATATACGTTGTAATCATCCACATAAAGTATCAATCTTTTCAGATCATTGGGTATTTCAAACTTTTCTTTAAACTTCTTATAAAGTAACTTACAGCATGATGAATATTCTTCGGAAATAATGGAAGAATCAAACACATTTAACTTTTCCCCACGGTCTGAAACGAAAACCACCTTATGGTCATCGATTTTATTAACCAAGGACTGATCTAGAACCATTCCGACCACAAATACTTTGTCATAATTATCTAAATTATGTTCCCAATCGGAATATTGGTTCAAGAAATCACCAAAGAATACAGATTTATAATCCATATCAGGAAAAATATTTCCCAACAAGATGGTAGAACATGCTCCATCAAGATCAGAATTAGCCCATACAAAAATTTTAGACATCTATACCTATAATTATCATAGAATTATGAAATGTCAATCGAAATCGACTGAGTTTAAATATCCTTTTTAACTCCCCAAAATGCTCCTCTAATTTTAGAAACTTTAGGAAGATCATAAAATTTATCTTCGAATAAATAATAGATCTGCTCATAAAGTAACCCATAAAAACTAAAATTTCTATATGTTTTAGAATAATGGTCCACTACACTTTCAAATTTATTTTCATCAACCACGAAAGCTTCTATTGAAGTAGTATTTCCAATTTCAGCCTTTTGAAAAATCTCCCTATCCAAATTGGTCGGGGTTAAAATTTCAGTCAATTCAGCAACATCCAATACCCAACTATTGCAACAAATATCATCAGTTTCCAAATTAACCAATGATACTGGACCATACATAGGTGTATTGGTGACATTAACTCCGTGCTTCTGTAAAATGTCTACATATATTTGTAGATCGCTATTTGTTTTCTCAATTCTCTCACTCATATCTGTTATATATTTTTACATTGTCAATCAAGTTTTTAACTTTTGGCCAATCGTTCTAATACTGAGAGGTCGTCATCATTCATCACTTCCTCTTCTTCCTCGGATTGGGTTATAGTGAGAGTATTATAATCAATTCTCATGGGTTGCACCATACCTCTTGGACCAAAGCGGTTCTTCATCATACCTAGTTTGATAAGACCCATTTCCATGTCCTCTTCCGATTGAAATATCGACATGATTACATCAGCAGTTGCAGCCACGCCAATGCTGCCTGCAATTCCCTCCATTCCGGGATTATCTTTACCAAATTCTTGTCTTCCTAATTGAATTGCTGATATAACAGGGCAATGAAATATGTAAGACATAGCTCTGATCTGCTCACATACATACATTATGCGCTCATATGAGTTGGACCCCTTATCGGTGTATAAAAGAGATAGATAATCTACGACAATAGCATCTAAATGAACACCAGTATCGATTAATTTCTTTATAAATGCTGATAATTGCTTAGGAGTGATCGTAGAAGGTGGAAATTCCTTAATAAATAGCTTACCACTGGTCTTTCCTTCCTCTTTTAGAGCATATCTAAGGGTATGTGTATCCTCTTTGAAGTTTTTTAGAGGTATCTTAGTGACATTAGATGCGATTCTCTTAGCATAAAGCATCTCAGACATCTCCAGAGACACCACAAGGACGTTCTTACCCTGTTCAGCGATGTTTGCCGCCACATTACCAAGGAAGATACTCTTACCGATGTTGGCTTGACCAGCAAATATATACAATGCCTTACCATCTTGTCTATAACCACCCCCTAAATGCTCATCCACCCACTCCCAACCAGAGGAAATATATATATCTTCGTTGAGAATATCATCAATTAACTTATCAACATCTTCAAATAGTTCAATGCCACGTTCAGTATCAAGACAAATTCTACAAATATCTTCGAATGCATCCAATACTTCGGATGGATTTTTAACTTTCTTCTCGGAATTCTCCGCTATCTCAAGAATATTACACCAAGTAGCACGTTCCTTTAGGAATCTTTCGGTATTTTGATAAAGTTCATCCTTATCAAAGGTCTTATCCATGACTTTAAACGACTCCACTAATCGTTTAAAGTCATTCCTCATCCCATCACTGTTTAAATACGGCTTGATTTCTGTAATTGTGGGTAATTTATGACGCTTATCATAAAAATCCTTAACAATTTCAAAGTATTTTGCTATATTTGCCTGCTCAAAATACTCAGGCTTGATGTAATCGGCTATAGAATTTAAATACGTACTGTCAGTCATAGCTTTATAGGCTATGATTTTTTCATATTCTAGAAGATCGATATCCATATTAAATTAATTAATATTTTTTAATTTTACCTGTCTCATTTTATCTTTCGTTTCCTCCGATAAACGTTTACCTAATTTTACTTGTCTCATTTTCTCCTTGGATTCTTCTGAATGTTTATGACCTTTAGCATTGCTTGTTTTACCCAATTTATTTTTACTCATTTTCTCTTTAGTTTCTTTTGAATGTGTATATCCTACTCTATTACTAGGTTTTCCTAATCTAGATCGACTCATCCTATCCTTTATTTCTTGTGATCTTTTTTTACCTTTCTGACTTTTACTCATTTTCTCTTTAGTTTCTTCAGATATTATTTTATCCTTATTAGCCTTCCCTATATTATCTTTATGGGTCTGTGAAAGTTTCTTTCCTAAATTTTTCTTTCGTATATTTTCTTTATGTTCTTCGGTAAATGGGGGTCTTGTTCTACCCCTCCAAGTAGAACCTATTTTATATCTATGTTCTTCTGAAAACGGACGCCCCAAATTAGCTTTTCTAAGCTTTTCTTTAACGCTTTCTAACATTGGAATTCCTGTTTTATCTGTAGAAAATTTACATATATTATATCCTTTATCTTTATTTGTTGAGTCGTATAATTCAATATAATAAGATTCTCTATGTAAGAGAGAATCGTTATCTTTTATTTTATCGAACTCTTCGAATATCTCCAATATTTCAATATTGAAGGCATCCCACCCATATTTAAATAAAGCATTTTGGAAATAATATCCACCTTTAGATCTTTTATGATAGTTTAATCGTGATCTAATATCAACTGATTTGCCTATATAAACCTTTCCATTTTCAATACATGTAAATTTATAAATTCCCGCCTTCTTTGGATATATTTTAATTGTTTCCATTAAAATATTTAATGAATAGATCTATGATTTTTTCATATTCATCTAAGTCAATGATCATTTAGATAAGTTTCAAATATTGCTTATATTGTTTTTCGGTAATGTTATCTTTATCTAAGTAGAATTCCAAATCCATCAATTTATCTGGCATACTTTTAACTAGAGTTGTTGTATATGGTGTTTCCTTATACCATTTTCGTTCCTGATGGACGATATTATAAAATAATAGGTAAGAATTAGACGACTTACAATATTCTTCAACATCAACATCTAATTTGTATTGTTTAATCTGGTCCAAGGCTCGTTTTTCACAATCCCATTCCAACTCGATTACCCCTCTTATAGCATACTCTATAATATCCTTTCGGAAAAACTTACCATCCAACCAATCAAAAACTATTCCACAATTATTAATCAATTTCATGAAGTATTTTCGATCAGTCTTCCATTGTAAATAGTGACAATATTCATGAATAAAGATTTCAAATCCCATTTTATTTTGCATGGATACTATAAATTCCTTATTTTCGTAATCAAACGATCCCCCAAAATCTCCGATCTTTTTACTTTGTTGTAATAAAATTGAATACTTATCCCTAATAAGTTCTGATACCACCTTACATATGTAATTATCTCTTGTCATATTTGTTGTATTTGTTTATTTGCGGATTTTCTCATCTTTTCTTTAGTTTCTTCTGAATGTTTATATCCCGGTCTTTTATTTTTTATTCCTGTCTGAGCTATACTCATTCGTTCTTTAGATTCCTCTGAATGTTTTCTACCCAATACTGCACGACCTATCTTTTCTTTACTTTCATCAGAATGTTTAAAATTTTTTCTTTTGCTGGGTTTATCTTTATACAATAACCTAAGTTTTTCTTTACTTTCATCTGACATTTTTTTACCCAAATTCGCTTTACGTAATTTTTCTCTATGTTCATCGGACATTTTTTTACCCAAATTCGCTTTACGTAATTTTTCTCTATGTTCATCGGATCTTGGGGGTCTATTTAATGCCGATATTCTCATATTCTCCCTAGATTCTTTAGAAAATGGACCTGTTTTTTTACCTAATTTAGATATACGTATCTTCTCTTTGGTTTCTTCTGAATGTTTTACACCACTTCTATCATTGGAATATTTACATATATTATATCCCTTATCTGGATTGTGAGACTCGAATAAATCTATATAATATGTCTCCCGTTCTAGAAGAAAATTATTATCTCTTACCTTATCAAAGTTATCCACTATCTCTAATATATCAACCCTAAAATTATCCCACCCGTATTTTAAAATTACACTCTGTAAGTAATATTTAATATTAGAATTTTTTCCCTGCCATTTATGGGCCGCAAGTCTGCTGTATATATTTACAGACTTTCCAATATAAATTTTATTATTAATATTACAAGTTAATTTATATATTCCAGCTTCTTTCGGATAATTATTTTTAATCTTCATTTAATTATTTAACTAACAATTTAAGAATATTTTGAAATGAAGTATTTTTCTCCCTCTCTCCACTCATCTGTGAATTCTCTAAGTCCCGGTGACTCATGAGTAATCAGAATGTCCCCAACGCCAACCCTACCACCCTGTAAGTGGAAGTCAACTACCTTTAAGAGACGATTCATCCAACAATCTCTCAACCTCCCCCCAAGATTCTATTACACTCATTTTTATATCCACCAAACTTCCAAAATTCCCAGAAATAGGGTTTTCTCATCTTTGGAACACAATCCAATTCATATAAACAGCCATTATCAATAGTTTTAGATTGCATCTCGATTATCTTTTCTGATAAATTGGTATGATTCCAATAATCACATCGTATAGTTTTAATTTTCTTCATTGTTATTTTAACTTATCATAATAGTGGCTGTTGTCAATCTCCATTTTTACGATTTCGTCATAGAAATGCTAAATAATAGTATGACAACGAAAGAATACTATTTATCAATATATGGTGAAAACATGAGCAAACACAAAGTTCTAAAAGAACCACACCACAAAGATTTATTAAATGTTACCAATTTTCTACCACCAGATTCGACACCAATGGAGAGGATTTACTGCCTAATAAACAACGTAACATCAATTCCTATGTGTGAACGTGAGGGGTGTGGCGAGTATGTCAAATTTCCCCATCATCTATCTAAAAATGATAGATATTATAGAAGATTCTGTTCAACTAAATGTTCTAATAACGATACTAACGTTCAGATGGAGAAATCTAAAACCTGTATTTCAAATTATGGAGTGGATAATCCGTCAAAGAGTATAGAAATTCATCAAAGAAAAGTTAACACAGTTATGGAAAACTACGGTGGATTTTTGATGACATCTCCAACACTATCAAAAATAATCAGAGAGTCAAATATACTAAAATATGGCTATGCAATACCATCTAAATCTTTGGTCGTTAAAAATAAAATAAAATATTCTCATATTAATCGAAGTAAAGCTGAAAAACATATATCTTCGGAGAAAAGAAAACAGACCATGATTTTAAAATATGGTATTGACCACAGCCCTATTAATTTCTATTCTAAAATAGCATCTAAGTATATAGAACATTTTATATCGGAAAACAATCTAAATAAAAATCTTTGTTTGTATGGACAAGACGAATTTTTCATCAGAAAAAACAATAAAATATATTTCTTCGATTTGGTAAAATTTAAAACTTTGGAAGGACTAAAAGCCAAAAATTATAATGATATTGAACTTATATTAGAATACGATGGGAAATTTTGGCATCCCACCATAAACGAATGTATTACCTATAGAAACACACCTATGATAAAACAAGGTATGACTTACAGGGAAAAGTTTTTATACGATCTTAAAAAGAAAAAAGTAGCCAAAGATTTAATATATAAAAACAATGGAACTTTTATAACATATAAAGAAAATCAGATAGTTAGAATATTACCATAATACTTCTCGTATTTCTTAAAAAAATATTTTTCACCTTCCAACCAATCATTAGTAAATTCCCTAAGTCCGGGTGATTCATGAGTTATTAAGATATCTCCCACTCCCACTCTTAATTTTTTAAAAACTGCGTCTAAAGATCCCAAAATGTCATAAAAGTGAAACTTAGATGGACAATCCTCGTCAAATCTCATTGTTTCTATAGCTTTCCTATTAAGTGCCATAAAAACACCATCAATCATAACAACTTTATGTGGATATGGTCCAAAATTTGTAGGTGGACACCGTTCCCCATGTCTATGTTGAACACATCCATGTAAATAATCCCCATAGTAATCTGATTTACCCATCAAATGCCACAAAGCGGGTGATTTCAATTCTATCTTTGAGGTTCCTGCAACTCCTACTAAATCAAAATCATCAAAGAGTTTTTCAAGCTTTGGAATTGGATTTTCCTCTAATATTACGTCATCGTGAACTAATATGAGACAATCAACGTCTTCCTTTAACGCTTTTGTGATTTGATAGTTATAAAGTGTAGTCAAAGATTCTTTATTATCTCCAAAATAATTTACCTTATCTAAATTAAACTTTAATAAACTATCAAAAATAGTGGTTTGATCAAGTTGATGTTTTTGAGTAGCTACACAAACTCTAGGATTTTCAATTTTCATGAATTTAGCCTATCACGACTAAAAAAAATGTCAAATAATTAAATATGTATATGACTAAATACGGATTTTCCTATTATAACCAACGTGCTGAAGTTTTTAATGAAATGGCCCGTCCAAGTCCATTAACTAAAATGGGGGAACATGGTGCTATCGGTAAGCAACTTTTAGACCAAGTTGGTAAAATAATGAAACTTGGAAATATTGAGGATTCTGAAGGTCAAACAGTTCCGGGTTTACCTCTAAATGTTCATAAAAACAGAGTTTTAAGATATTTTCTTTACATGTTAAATGAAAACGAAGGTATAGAAGACGGGGAGGAATCAGAAGATGATGGAACTTTTGCCAGAAGTAGTGATGGGATTGTAAATTTATCAAAAAGACTTTTAAGTATTCCTTTGGATGAAAAGGCGAAAGATCATGGATTTATGACTTCCGATGCATTATATCGTGCGGCTATAATGAAATCCATAGAAAATAATCCCCAATATGTAACTTCTCCCGAATTTAAACAAGCAGTATTAAACACAACCTCCATTGCTGATTACATGAGACAAGGTAGAGTTGCTACACATTCCAGTTACTCTATTAATAAAGCAAAAGAACAAGAAGAGAAGCATGGTGGTGCTGCTATTGAAGATATTCACTCCGCTCAAATGGATATTAAAGATACTCTAACCCAAATCCATAAAGCGATGGGTTACAAGAGACGTAAAATGTCTGGTAAACCCGAACAACCATCTTCCGGTGTATCGAATGATTTCACGGAAAACATAACAAATATTTTAAAAACTTTAGAAGAATTATCGATATTTAAAAAAGTATTAGATCGTATCACTACATCTAATGTGGATATGGGAACAGAAGATTCCGATCAACAAGGAACCTTTAGAAAAGCATTGCAATTTAACCAAATGTTGGAACATCCATTAGGAGACGCTGAAATTGCATCATTAGCAATTCTTCCCAGAGATAAAACTGGTAATACCATTATAGAAGATTTGATCGAACAATTCTCGGAGTTAAAAGATACTGGAATACCAATTGAAGAATTTCAAAATGAAATTTCTGATATCATGTCTTATACACCCAACGAAGTTCATCCTGTCTTAAATCTTATTCTAAATGATGTTACACAATCCGAAGATAAATCTGATGAATATCCCGGATATGATTCAGAAATATTAAAACAATACCTTACTACTCCCGAACAAACGGAGGCATTTGATAGATATTATCAATGGTATATTAATAATATGCAGGATAGAATGGAAAAAGCCAAAGAAGCGGCAGAATACGCCAAAGCTGGTTACGAAGAATATAAAGGTATGCTTCCAGAATTAAGAAGAAATTACGCGGAATTCCTCAATAGATGGAAAACTAAAAATGCCAAAAAACAAGTCGATCATGCCAATAGCTTGAGAGTTAATGATGATGATGTTCTCAAGCAACATGGATTATCACCGGATGATATGGATGATTATGTGGCGTCTAAAGTTCCCAAAAAGGAATCCTATGTGATGTCTTACATGACAGAACAAGTGTTCAAAGACAAATTCACCCCGAAAGGTGAATTTAAAGATCGTGGATTTAAGAAGCTGAATTATCTAGAATGGTTAGAAAGAAATTCTTAAGTTTCTTCCACCTTATCAATTTTAGCAGACACCTTTCTTTTAATATCCTTTAATTTATCCAAAGGAGATTCTACTTTAGTCTCTTTCACATCAGAGTCATCTTCATCGTTGCCCTCCTCATCAAAAGGTTCATCGTTAACAGACGAGTATGCCCATTCCGTATCGATTCTCCTTTCTAATTCTTCCAAAAGGTTAGGCCAAACAGTTTTATCTTCTCTCCAAGACTTATAATACCCAAGAGATTCACCCTTCCAATCCTTATACGTCTTACCCTCAAGAACAACGACTCCAAGATCTTTCATAATCTCCAAAAGTCCATATGTTTTATGTAAGCCATTTGCAAAGGATAAATAAAGTTCAACTTCCAAATATTGCTTGGCGAATCTATTTTTTACCGTATAACAACGAAGGAACACGGCGTTATAACCCTTTTGCCCCGCAGCTAACTTGGGATCAATTGAATCTTTATCATTTGCCTTAAGTGGTTTTCTTCCTAATTGGATTGTTACTGAAGGTTTATAAATAGCACCTTCCCCACCCGGCATGTGTTTAACTAATGATGGATACATCGCACTTGGATCACCATACACTTCGTTCGTTACGACAATGGTGGTCTTGGATATCTTACTCCAATTAACACATGTCTTAAGTAATGATTTAATAGCCTTGGCATTGGTTCCCATATCAGCAGCAGCATTACCTTCGCTCATTCGTTTCTCTCCCAATTCAGTTTCCATTTGAGCCATGTTATCGATTATAATAACAAACTTACCTTGGGTTCCTTCGGTTTTTGAAACCTTTTCCAAGAACTGCTTGATGGCAATTTTAGTGTTTTCAACTGTTGTGGTTGAAATATATTTTACTTTCTTAGGATCAATTCCGAACTTCGTACAGCCTTCCTTATCGATAGCATTTTCACTATCAAATACAACAACAAACTTACCCATTTTTTGAGCGTTCTTCATGATATTCTGCATGAAGAACGTCTTGCCCGTCATGGAACCACCCGCAAATTGTGTCACTCTTCCAACAGGAATTCCCTTGTATAAGGAGCGTGATATAATGGCATTCAATGCCATTGATCCGGTATCAATCCATTCATCCACAGTGGAAAGAGTGTCTTGATCCAGATAAGTTGCATATGGAGTTATCTCATCAAGAGAATCCATAAGATCGAAATATTTTTTATCTTCTTTGATCATAAATTATAATTTTATTCTAATGTTTAACTCTTTTAAAGACTCAATTCTATATTGAAGATCGGTATGAATACTTTCCAATTTTTCTCCCAAAGGACTAATACTACATCTAATACGTTTATTCTCCCCGGATGAATCTTGAGGATATTCTGGAGCTAACACTGGTTTCAATCGTTCACTCATCTCTGTAATTTGATAATATAACACTTCTATAGCTTTATAAATATTATCAATTTGTAATTCAATTTCAGAAAAATCCTTGGGAGGAGATATGGGGTCATACCCCCCGGTATATTTTATATCATTCATATATTAGTTCCTTAGATATCGTTTATACTGATAACTTTCGGGTTATTCACCACTGGTGCTGGGGGAGTATTAATAGCGGCGTATCTAGCCAAAATGTCTGGATTTAGTTGAACATTACTCACTGTAATTGCCGTCTTACTATAAGTCCAAGTATTTTCAGTTCTATGTTCCTTATCCAAGAGTTCAAAAAAGAACAATGGAAAAACTTGTAGTTCCAGTTGTCCATTTTGGGATGGTTGAAAATGAAGAACGATTGGGTTGTATAGAGACAACGTGGTATCCGTTTCTCCGATTTCTTCTCCAAGTATTGTTCTTCCAATTTGATCAATAATTACTGCGTGTTTTGGTGTCATAGTAATTATAATTTATCATAGTTGAGGATAAAGTCAACCCTTAAATCAGTTAAAAGAGATTTAATTTTTACTGCGAATTTATTAGATGCCCTTGGTTTATTCATGGACTTTATATATTCAAGTATCTCAATTACTTTCCTATCCAATGAATTAAAAGACATATGATCTATTGGTTGATCAAGTAAAATTCTCAAGGTATAATCATCTATATTTCTAGTAAGTTGGAGTTCTCCCTGTTCAGGAGAATTCTTGGTCAAAATCTGTTGTCGAATATCCTCCATTTGTGGATTATTAAACGGTCCATCATCATTACCAATTAATGCATTTGAAAATTTAACAATCGCTAAATTTTCTGCATCGTCCAACCCCTTAATATACGCTTCGTTAATTGTCATCTTTAAAAAAATCCTCAAGTTCTATTTTAACATTTTCGTTTGGTTTTCTAAGTTTCCAATTAACTGCTTTATATAAGGCATTCATCGATTTAAATACTAAGTCATTGAACATGATTTCATAATCAATATCAAATATTTCCGCTAATTCTTGGGGATATTTACCCATGTATCCAACACAGTCAATTCCATATTTATTGGGAGCTTTTAGAATAAGATATCTAATTTTGTCTCCCTGTTTTAGATATGGATATTTGGATTTAATATCAAGTTCCTCTAAAAGAACATTGAAAAAATGTGCAGCTTTCATATGCTGTTGCATACCCTTGGACGTTCTAAACTTATCACAACCCTTTACGTATTTATCAAATGTATTAATTCCACTAATTCTGGAAACTGTCTCTATTGGAAGTTCTTTAAACTTCTCATATACATCATTGAATAGTTTATTAGTTTCCCCTAATGATCTTGTCGTAATCATTGTTTCCATGACCTTTTTTATATGGGGTTTTAATAATTTAGGCATTGTAGATTTGACCACAGATACTCCAGCATACTTAAATTTATTAACCTTTATTCCCTCACTATCTAATACATGAAGTATATAATGCTTCTTACCTAGGAAAATTCCTCTATCACAAATGGTTTCTCTTTTGTAAATTATTCTACTATCAATAGATCTAAATGATTTCACGAACCAGTTGGATATATTAGTATTGATATAATTCTCAACTTCGTCACAAATTTTTAAAAACTTCGGAGATACTTCATCACCATCCTTAACTTCACAATCAATATTTCCTAATGAGAAATAACCAGAGTCGGTATCCCCTGCTATACAGGATTTTTCAGCATCCTCTTCAGATATATTAAATATACTAGTTAAACATTCGATAAAAAGAGCCTTATTTTTCTTATTAACTGCTTGTCCAGTTAGAGTTACTGATGCAGCAATATCATCATCTGCCATAGCAGCATATGGGGTTCCCGTATATCCATATACAGAATTTAGTGTGATCTTATAAGCGTTTTGGAATGTATCACACTTCTGAATCTCGTATTTAATTTTAGATATCTCTTCTTTTGAAAGAGTATCCTTTTCATCCAACAATTTTTTAGAGAGTTGGAATCCCTTATATTTCATAGCCTTTCTCTTCGTGTAGAGATTGTCCAAGAACTCGGCCATAATTCCCTTTTTCTTTTGAGAAAATAAGTGTCCAGATTTTGAAATAGCAGCCTTTTCCTCATTAAGATATTTTGCGAAACTAGCTTTATCTAATTCAAATGTTTTTCCAGAGATGTGGTGGATATTAAATTTATCGCCATTCCTCTCCATCTTTCCAAGCTTTGTCTCTGGAGAAATGTTTAGGGAAATCATTATACTTGGATATAGGGAGTTGGCATCAAATGATACCATGTTTTTAACAAATCCAGCCTTTGTTTCCTGAACATATCCACCGGGATTCTTACCCTCTCTTTTGGCTCCCATAGTAAAGGTTGGAATAAACTCACCCCTTTCTCTAGACTTGATAGCAATTGATCCATTAATAACTGGAACTGTTTTAACAGCAGCCTCTAGGGAAGTAAGTCCTTGAATTGCTAAGAACCTAATCAATGATATATAGTCAAGTTTCACATCCAGCTTAGATATAAGTTCAACGTCCTGTATATTATACTCAACATACCTCTTCCAGTCATTAACCGATAAGTTCCAAAGACTTCCCTCATATTCTACCTTATTTTCATCTAGTTCCTGTTCAGCAATGTAATCTAATTTATATGACTCTTGCTTCTCCCTTTCAAACTTCTTGAAGAGAACCATATAATCCAAACATGAAACTCCGTCGATCACATATTCTTTACTTGGCATTCCAAACTTACCCGTAGGATTTATTTTCTCATAGATCCTACCCATAGGTGATAATTTATCAGCCCATTCCTTTCCAAGTTCAAAAGTAATCCTGTTTATAATGTAAGGAACGTCATATCCTGAAGAATTCCACCCACATAATACATCTGGATAATCATTTGAGAAATATTTTATGAATTTCTTAAGTAAATCATGTTCAGATTTACAGTGATGGTATATTACATCCTTTCTATCAGCATCATATGCCTTTAAACCAAAGACTGTATACTTTTTATCAAGAGAATCGTAACATGTTAAAAGATTTATAACCGTATCAGCCAATTCCACATCTGGCATTTTATCAGGATGGGGATTTTCAATGTCTATTATACAAACCTTTAATGGATGACTCCCAAAGTCATCATCCTCATTACAATGGTAGTAATTATCGATTAGAAACTGTTGATATGGTGGAAGATTCTCGAAGATTCTCCTAATTCCAGACTCTTTTACAAACTTATTTCGATCCCAAAGAGTTTCAAACTCTCGTTTCTTTAAAGTTGTTCCATAAATGGATTTGGAATCACCATTCTTACTTTCCAAGTATAGGTATGGTTTGTAATCCAATTCTTGAAATACTCTATTCCCTTGAGCATCCCAAGTCCAGAGGTGGATGGATTTACTTTTCGAATTATACACACAATTTCTATACATAATTATTGTTTTACAGTATCCAAATAAAATAGATGTAATCCCAATTGGTTTTTATTAAATGCTTTATATACATTACAGGGAACGAACTTCCCTTCTATCATTTTATAAAATTCATCGATGGTTGGAAGTTCAATAGTTTGCCCATAATGGAAAGTTTTACCCCCTATACATATTCCTAATATCATTGAGCTAAAATTCGTAGTATCTAATATCTCATATGATTGATTTATATACTTTTCAATTTGAGATTTTTCTAAATGTTGGAACACATTAAACGAATATATTAGATTAAATTTATTTTTGTAAAGTTGTAATTGTTCATCACTCAAGGTTCCATCTTCTCCTTCCACTTCAATACAATCATCAAATCTCGAAATTAAATCAAATCCCGTGTAGTCGTAGGTGTTTGCGTCTTTGGTTTTTAGATATTCGAATATACTACCATAACCCGCACCAATTTCTGCAATATTTGTATGTATACATCGAGACTCTGCATTCATGAAAAACAAATCCATTAACCCTGAAACACCAGAATAATGGGCAATTGACCAATTCACTTTATTAGCATCTTCTATTTTCTTAATATTAAGATCAGTTAATAACTTGACATCGTTATTAGCTATTGGATCAGTTCCAAAAAATTCATGTGATGCTTTCCAAAAATTTTTATAGTTTATTTTTTTAAACTTACTACAAAACTCTTCATTATTATATAATTCTGAACGAAATTGTTTATATGTTTCAAAGTTAGTTATACCATATTCAACCCAAACCTTCTTGAATTCTTCAATTGTTTCCATTTCTGGATGGTATCACCCCTGTAAAAAATGTCAAGGGTTCCACTTCTTCAAATAATGTCGTTTCGTTGATCCCCAAGGAGTATCAAACGCTTCCAAGAAGCAACCGATATTTTGTGGATGTTCAAGGAATCTGGATTCTCCAATCTTTCTCAACTCGGGAACAAGACTATAATACTTGGAACGATTCTTCCAATTAGTAATCATTTCAACTTTTTCTGCTAATTCTTCAGCAGTTTTAAATCTTAATGATGTGGGAGCAGAACTATATGTAACCATGTCCTGACAGATACATGGAATACCTAATTGAGCAGCTTCTATAAATTTAATATCAGACTTTGCTCTATTAAAAGGTATATCCATTAACGGTGCAATGAATACTTGAGCATTTAACGATGCTAAAAAGTTTGGATAATTTAATAAATTAACCCAAGGATGAAACTCAATTTCTTTTGATTGAACATATGGATGTAATGCTGGGGGAAATGCTCCAATGAATACAAACTGGTATTTGTGTCTATTATCAATTATGAATTGTAATACATGTGTGAAGTCATCTTGACCACCTGACTTATTTTTAACATCAAAGTGAGCACCAGAACCAGCATACACAACTCTTGGTTTCTTCTTAAATTTTTCAAAATTGTCACATATTCTACGATAATCATATTGATGGCCGATCCACCAATGGGGCATAAAGTTTGGAACCACCGTGACCTTTTGTTGTCCAGTTTTCTCAATATATAGATCTTTCATATATTGACAAGTTACAGTAACTTCATCAACCATATTAATCATATCTACACAATTTTGACGTATTTCATCTGAATCAAATCCAAATTTGGAGGCATTATGGTCTGGAATTTCTTCTCTGAACACAACATCATCCACTTCATAAATCAATTTAAATCCAAATTCGGGTTGAATGGATTTTAAATATTCCATGAATTGCTTTTGGTGTGGTGCGGCTTGTCTTTGAAGGCTTATACATTTGATATTGTGGAAGAATCCCTTCTCCGTAACCATTTTAGTTAATTCAGTGACATCACCATGACCTATCATATTGATATGATTCGTTACAAATGATCGTCTATACTGCGCGCATCCATCTCGTCCAGCTAAAAAATTTATATATCTATTTTCTATTTGTGGTGGAGATTCCACTAATTGTGGTATTTGGGATGGTCCAAATGGTGAAGCGAAAGGTGCGGCAAAAGGTTTTGTGAATGGACTTACAGTTATCATTGAAAATAATTACTTCTCCATGATATAAAAGTCAAACAAATAACCTGCATCAACAACAGATTCTCGTTTAATTAAATTTTTCCGAATTTAATTCTAAAACCACTCTTTCTTTCAAAGAAAAACATACACCACATATAAAATGTTCAATGTTTTCTTTACATCCCCACTCACATCCACAATTTTCACATTAAGCCTAAAAAGGCTACCGTGTTCATTTAATAAACATTTAGGAATCTTTTTAACCATGTCCTTAAAATGATTCATCTGTCATAACACCCTTCTTGTTATTTTATTTTCCTTCTCAAGATTAACAGTTTCCCCATCAATATGCTTCATGGTTTCTTTTCTATGGGATATGGCATATGAGGAGAGCTTATCCTTATCAATTCTCTCCTTTATTACCTCAATCAATAAATCCAATCCACGTTCATCAAATGCGGAGTCCAATATCTCATCAAGAAACTCAACATTAGAGGATATTCCTGAAATTTTTCTCTTAATATCCTTGAATGCCCACGAACATGCGATGTCAATGGTCTTACGTTCTCCCCCGGAAAAACTCCAATAACATAATTTTGATCCTCTATCATCTGTCATTTGTTCATCAAAGTATTCGTCAAACTTACATTTCATGGACATACCAAGAGTATTGATATATTTCTGAATTGAAGTGTTTAACATACCCAGAAGTCTTTTTATTATAAAGGATTTTATACCTTCTTCTCCAAGAATGAATTTACAAGATTCATAATCATCTTGTTTTAGTGTTAATTCCTTAAGATTTTCTGATTCCGTATTAAATCTCTCCTCTGTTTCTGTAATCAAATCTTCAAAATTCTGTAGTCCCACATTCGTCTCATTTAAATCTTCATTGAGAGTTTCCAAACTCTTCTCATAATGTTTTAATGAGTCGTATAAGGTATCATTCTTCTGACGATTAAATTTATTTTGGAAAATAGAATTTTCCAATTCGGATATTTTGTTTTTAATCTTCTCTTTTAATTTTTTATTTTTATCTAATTCTATTTTAGATAATTCTAAAGATTCATTATGTGATTTTAATAATTGTTCACACGCTTCCAACTCATCTTTGACATGATCTGAATTATGAGGGATATCTTGACGACATTTCGAACACTTACTTCCAAAATCGATAGAATTTAATTCCTTTATTTGGGATTCTCGTCCCTTGATATTCATTGTATCATGTGAAATAGAAATATTACAGTCACTTATTTTACAATCTACATTTTCTAAAGCCTTTTGATATTTTTCTAATTCCTTTTCAAGATCAAAATTTTCAACAAACACCAAAGCTTTCATTTCATCTTTAACTCTAGATATGTTTTCTTCAATTTCTAGCTTTCTTTTTTTAAGATTCTCTTCCTTTTCTTCAATCTGTTTCTTCTGAGAGTGGAATTGAGTCTTTAATGTGTTAATAGAATTTGTTATCTCCTGACACTTGGTAGAAGATATGGATAATTCTGCTTTGTTTTCCTTAATATACTCCTTCAAATCCTTAAGCATCTTACCGAAAATTTCCAAAGCGAAAATATCTTCAATAAACTTGCGCTTATCCTCTGGTTTCTTGGCCATGAATGGAACATTATCACTTAAAGATAAAATATCGCATGATTTACACATAACAGAATTGGAACCGATAAGATCACAAATATATTTGTTGGTATTCGCTATAGAATCCTTGGAAATATCCTCTTCCGTATCTCCTAATTTATAGAGTTCACACTTCGTAGGCTTAACTTGTCTTACAATTTTATAGGAATTGGTTCCCGTATCTGTTTGAACATCAAAATACAACTCAATATTGCCTTTTCCTTTGGTTACATTATTCGAAATGAACTCTTTATTGATATTTCTAATAGTGGTTCCAAATACAGCGTAATAAAATGCTTCGATAATTGAAGACTTTCCAACCGCATTCTTACGTTCAGGGTTATCGATATTGATTCCAGTAATAAGGTTCAATCCATGTTGGAAATCGATAGTAATTGAATCTTTTCCAATACTAAGAAAATCTTGAATTATCAGTTTTTTATACTTTATTTTTCTCATATAAATCTTTCATTATTTTTGATATTCTCTTTTCCTTCTCATCTTCAAATTTTAACTGATCAATGAACTCTTCAATTGAATCCATTAAATCTATAGCGTCAATTTCCTCAATATCATCAATTGATTTGGTTACTACGTTATATTCAGTATGAAATTGAAATGGTTTGAATTTTGAAATGTAGCTCTGAACCTTTTCAACTTGCTTTTCATTAGCCCCAATATCCACAATGAGTTTAACTACATTGTTTTGAAAATCATCTTTTATATAACTCTTAATTTTAGATACAAAAATCTTAACAAATTTAGGAGACACTGTATTCTCAAAAAATTCCAATGAACCATCTTCAATATCAAGAATATGATAACCCTTAATGTTCCCATAATCATTGAAATCATGAGAAAAGGTATTTCCAACGTAATGAATATTTCCTTCGTTATACTTCTTAGAACTTCTAAGATGGAAATGTCCAGAATAAACATTACTAGTTTTACTAGCAAGAAGATCCATCGCAGATAATCCATGATCACAAACCTTGAAATTGTTCATCTTAAAGTTTATAATCTCAAAATGTCCAAATATATAATCGAATTTACCATCGGGAACTTCAGAATTCCAAGGAACGAACAACATCTTATTGCCGAATTCATCGATTGTTAAGTTTTTATCAACAATTGTTAAATTTTTGTGACCATTTAATAGTCCAAGACTATGAACATCTGATCTATTTTTGTAATAGGCATCATGATTACCCACAATCATGATCATGTTAAAGTCTTCGAACTTTTCAAGTATTTGAGAAGCAACATGAATAGTTTGAACACTGATTTCAGAACGATTATGAAAGAAGTCTCCAAGGAAAAATATATCCTTGATCTTTTGTTTGTTTAATTCATCAACAATCCAATCCGCCCATTTAAGGGCGACTTCATGCCACTGTTCTGAATTTCCATATAATCCTAAATGAAGATCTGAAAATATTGCTACTTTAGATTTTTTTATCATTTTTTATCATTTTTTTGATGCTAAAATTAATCCTACATTTGCCGTAGAGTATGCGAACCATACCAATGCCCAAGCATATTGGAACTTCAGTAAGTATGACACACCAACGGAGAAATACAAGAGTGCTGATATCGAAATAACTATTTGTTCAAAGTTCATTCGTAGTAACTATCATTTGAGTCGTGTTCCAACATTGGTTTGATATAAACAGAACCGTGGGATGAATCGTTCATCTCATTCTCATAAACTATCTGTTTATATTCTTCAAGTCCATCATGTTGTCTTTTTTCTTTCTTAATTCTATTCGAAAAAGCGTGCCAAGCAATCTGATTAAAATAAGAAAACGGATTAAATGTTGATTCGATTCGAAATAATTTATTTTCCAATGCTGAATACATCTTAACTATGGCATCACCAACCATTTCTTCTTTCCAAGATGAAGTGTAATTTATAAATCGCCAATTATAACTAAGCCCCTCTGCTATCTTGACTATATTCTCAGCTAACTCGTTTGTCATGTTATCATCTTCGTAGTATTTTGTTAATTGCTCACGAAATTTCTTGGATGACACGTAATAACGTTCCTTAATTTCTTTATTAGTGATCAAATGAACACCTCCCATATACTTTTTTCTTTCATATTCATATTGTTATTGATGTTTCTTTCCAATTAATTTGCTCTTCATCATAAAACTTTTTTCTTTCTTCTACATGTTCTGTGGAGAACTTGAAATTATCATATAAATCAAATATTACAAGTCTTAGTTTTTCTTCATGTAATCGAAGTCCTCTTCCAATTGATTGAACTATTCGAATGAAAGATTTACCACCAGCCGCGAAAATAATATAATGTAAATTTTTAATGTTAATTCCTGTAGAAAAAATGGATGACATTGCAATCGTAACAACATCATTATTATTTTCCATTATTTCCTTTATTCGTTCACGTTCTTCAACTGGAACGTCTCCATGCACAAAATATGTCTGTTTATTTTTAAACTGAAGATGACTATGTAGATTATCACCGTGTTCCAATCGATTCACAAGAATGAGAACATTTTTATCCATTTTTGACACTAATTTACGAATTACTTCATGTCGATCATCATCACTTTGTATAATCTGTAATTCTTTTTTATATCCTCGGACTTTATACTTATGATTAAGTTTTAAGATTCTAATAATAACATCACTTAAAAACTTTTCATCACGCAATTCCTTTGAATTCTTTTCAAATATAATTGGACCGAATGTTCCTATAATTTTCCACCAATGTATTTTTTCCTTTGGTAGTGTTCCCGTAAATCCAAACTTATTTGGAGTTTTTATTTTAGAAATAATCTTTGTTATTTCGTTAGAAAAACGATTTCCGTGGCATTCATCTCTTAATACCAAATCAACATCCACTAAATCCTTAAAGTTTCCAAATTGGGAACATAATAATTCAGTATTGACAATAACCACTTCGGTATCCTGTCGTTCCATGTTCCCTGTCCAACCCGAATACGAGAATGTCACCTGATAGTCCTTAAAATCGTTTAGAAGTTGTGTCACTAGTCCTGTCCCCGGAACTACAATCAAACACTTCACAGACCCTCTCAGACGCTTCCAGTTCTCAATTAGAGAAGCCTGTATTAATGATTTTCCCGATCCCGTGGCACTAACCACTGTTCCCCTACCCACACTTATACAACTCCATAAACAATCCGTTTGATAATCTCTTAATTTATGAGCTAATTCATCCCATACTGTAAAATTTTTAATTCCACAATGCATTTCTTGTTTAAATTCATCAGTATAATGAATATCTGAAATAGATTCTGTCATTAGAAACTTTAAAATTTCATTATACAAACCAAAATCAAACATTCCCGATGATTGTATGGCATAAGATCGATCTGGAATGTTACGATTAACACCCTTAAGTCTCAATTTCATTTGAGCAAATGATGCATTGGGATCTTTTTCGGAAAAATGATTACGAATAAACGTCAACATTGATTCATCACAAATCAACTTACCTTTTCTATAAGATTTATTATAATCAAAAGTTATCATTACATCTGCATTTCCTTAATGGATATCATATTTCTAATATCCTGTGCAATATATGTAATACCTTTGACTACATAATCCAAATATTCTATTAATAGATCCATATCCTGAAGTTTAACATCTATTTCCTCTATTTCCGTGGTGTTCTCAAGCTTGTCTAAAGTCTGTTTTGATAGATTGACGATTCCCTCAGATATTGCCTTTTTAATATTGGCATCCTTCAACTGCTTTCTCTCCTTTAAAAGTTTAAACTTCAGTTTCTTGGCATCAATCAAACGTTCCACCCATAAATGCTTCTCAGAAGGAACACGCATTACACGATCCTCCATGTTCATATCCGTTATTTTTGTGAACTCTCTGTATTCCTGTTTATATTGATCGTACAAATTCATCTTAGTTTAGTATAAATAGATATATGAGATTGTCAATAGCAGAACATGAAAAAATATCAAAACTTTACGAAGAAAAGGTTTTAGTTGAGATGGATGTTGCTGGTATCATGGGCGGTGCTCCAACTTCTGGTGGTAGTCTTGAAAATATTGACGGTTACGCTGCGGGTGATACTAGAATACCTAAAGTTTTAGGTGCTGTTCAGACTCGAAAAGGTCTTGTGAAGAAAAAAGGTAAGAAAACGAGAAAAGTTCGCTCTAATAAGTTATTATAATTGGTACAACTACGTAATAACATTTCTTATTCTTTATTATTATTAATATAATAACTATAACAATATAATATTAC